CGCACATTCTCACGACTACCTGATGGCACAGCAGACCGCGCAGTTTATGTGGTCGGCATGAACATCGTGGCACTAGATGATTCTACAGTCGGTGACTTGGTAAACCTTGACAAAGGACGTCAAGGTAACGAAGAGACTCAACAGGTGACGCTGAAGGGTCGTATGATTACACGCTTTGACCGCCGTGACAACGTGGCGGATAAGCGAGCACCTCAGTTGCAGTTCGAGGTCTTTGAGGTTATTACAGAATAAAAGACAGGAGGGTGGGTGGCTCACGTAGTCACTCACTCTCCTATTTTTTTGGTCGCGGGGTCCCGTAGCCTCAGCGGACCGCTACAAGTCCATGACATTTCTATAATTAGGAGAGACAAATGTATTTTTCAGTGTTAGATATAGGTGCTGTTATGATTGCACTTACAGTTTCAATTACGCTTATATTACTGACAGCACGGGCTAACCGTGACCTGCTCAGACAGAATAGAAACCTACGTGCGCAGGCTAAACGACAGACAGAGCAGTGCCGTAACTACCACAGTCCACGCCCATTCTAAGGAGAGAACAATGCCTAAATATTATATGGAGATTGACCTATCAACAATTGATGGTAATGCGTACGCAATTATGGGCGCAGCCCAACGCGTACTTAAGCGAGCAGGTGCTACACCTGAAGAAATAAACCAGTACCTTGAGGAGTCTATGTCAGGTGACTACAATAACCTAGTAGAAACTGTAGGTAAATGGCTGGTCGTAGTATGAAACCAAAAGTATCTGACGTTAAAGTCTGGATATACGCTTCAGACTTAGGCAATAACATTGTAGAAGTATACTATGCTGACATTGATGATGCGTTTATCAAGGCTGCACCTCTAGTAAAGGGTTACAGAACCAAGTACTTCTATGGTGAGACAGCATGGATGGATAGCCGTAGGTATGCAGGAGATGTTTATAACGAAGTGTTACACATGTCATGACTACCACTAAAAACATACTTGATGTGTGTGGAGTAGAAGTACTCAAAGAAGAAAACCTTGGATGGAAACGTACTATCTACATAAGAGATACAAATGGTACAGAATACCGTGCCTTGTTAATATGGGATACGTATGATGGGTATGAGTTCATACCTTTGAATACCGAACCATTATCTAACGGTATGATTGACCTCATGCAACAAGATGACTTCGAACCTATGTTAGATGAACTAACTTATGAATGGAACAAGCCATGAGTACACCTCAAACATATCCGTATACTATATCCGAACTTATAGATGCAATCTATGAGGATAACTTCAGTCATTTTGAGTTCATAGGTAACATGAACGGTGGGGATTGTGACTGTAACTTACATGCAACTATGAATCTCATAGTGCAATACCAAGAAGGCTATGTCCCCAAGCCTGGCGACCCAGAAGATGCAGGTATAGACCGTGACTAAAAACGATGACGCCCGCTGCAGCCAATGTGGTACAGCGTGCGAGATATGTAATATGGAGGAAGACAATGAGTGAACCGCAATACCTAGACGGAGATGACATAGCACTGAAAGATGAGTGCGATGAGTGTGGTAATTTTATACATACATGTGAATGCAATGAGCCAGACCCAGACAGAATGCATGATGAAATGCACGAAGACTAAGGAGTAATATGCGTCAGGAAATAAAGCAGTACTTATCAGTAAGCATGAGCATTATGCTTTCGTTTGCTTCTTTAATTGGTATACCTATCAAGGCTCATGCGTTAAGCAATCAGCCACCATTAGAACCAAAGAAAGAAGTTAAGTTAGTACACGTATGGAATAAGTTTACGCTTAAGGCATACACCAAGGCTTACATGAAAGAAACTTATCCTAAGTGGGGACGCAACGAGTGGTCAGCACTGAATAAGTTATGGGGTAAAGAATCTGCATGGGACCACAAAGCAGACAACCCTGTCTCCAGCGCATATGGTGTAGCACAAGTCCTTAACACAGACCCTGAGACCCCAGCCCCCCTGCAAATTGCGAAGGGGCTGGAGTATATCGTTCACCGATACGACAAGCCATCAATCGCTTGGTCACATTGGAGGAAAAATGGATGGTACTAAATCTTACTACGCTGTAGAATGTACAGTTACAGCCAACTGTAAGACAGATGACGAGGCAGTTGCAATGGTTGCAGATGCCTGTAAGTTGTATGGTCTTGAGTTCAAGTGGCATACAACTTGGCTAGATGAACAGGAAAGAGAGAGCAATGTTACAAGTTAGCGAAGAATATAATAATCACGTAGCCCAAGTACTAAACAAGCAGGCTTGGGTACAAGCAGGCACTGCGGTTAACGCAGGGTCTGCATCAGAAGCAGCACGACAGGCTGGTCTTGACTGGAATGTAATGCTTGCAGATATGGAAGCAGTTGTTTCCAATAAGGTTAATGAATACGAGACATTGACTGACCACTACCCTGTACCTAAACGACAGGCTGTTATTAAACTTGGCAAAGATGACAACAATGAAGTCATTGGTGTGGTTGGTGACAAGTACAAGATTGTGCAGAACATGGAAGTATTTTCTGCACTAGATACATTGGTTGACTCAGGTGATGCACGCTATACAGCAGCAGGTGAGTACAACAATGGTGCAAACATCTGGATGGTAATGGAATTACCTGTCGGAGTACAGGTAGCCAATGACCCACACGCTGCATTCTTATTGGTGCAGTCATCACATGATGGTTCATGCGCAGTACGTATTCGCCCAATCATTGAGCGTTTGTTCTGCGCTAACCAAATCAACCGCATTATCAAGGGTAAACATAAGAACGCTTACACCTATGTTATGAAGCACACTACAAACTCTGAATTGTCAGTCAATGACATTCGTAACATCACTCAGTTAACTTATGATTCTATTCAACAGTATGAAACAGTAGCAGGTACGCTATTAGAACGTAAAGTTGATGACCGTCAGGTACGTAACATCTTCAAGTCTGTATGGTCATTACCATCAGAGATTGAAGAAGCACCAGACCACCTACTATCACAAGGACAGCGCCGTCAACGTACCATTGCACTCAATGGACGTGACTCAGCATGGAATATCTACAGCCAATCACCTACCCAAGAAAACATTAGAGGCACAGCCTTTGGTGCATGGCAGGCAGTGATTGAACATGCAGACCATCATGCTTCTGGTGGCTCTGACCGCCGTGCAATCGCCACCATCAGCGGACGTAATGACCGCATCAAGGACAAAGCACTAGACTTAGTGCTTACGGCATAGATTTACCTTAGCATGGGTAAACGCAGAACTTATATAATTTTATTCTTTTTATATAAGGGACACCTCACTGGGTTGCTCCGCCAGTGGCGAACACGGAGCACACACAAACAACGAGAGGGAAACATGAACACAATAGCAATCACAACAGTAGATGGTGTAGTAAACTACACCGAGTCAGAAGTAACACGTTTCATTGAGAAAGCAGGAGAACTAAGTGACACTAAGTATAAAGTACGAGACTTCTTCAGTGAACTTGACTGGGAAGATAATGAAGCAACAATTACTCGTAGTGAAGTCAACAAGTTACTCAAGTCAATTGGATGCGATACCCTCAGAGGAGAGTATAAAGCAACTGTTACTATTACTGCTTACGTTACAGGATACGAAGCCGAAGATGAAGACGATGCAAAAGACTGCATTGCAGACGACATCACCGTAGACATTGGTTCAGGCGGACGTATAGATGTAGATAGCGTTGAAGTAAATGACGTGGAAAATGACAACTAATCCATACGTACCATACAACGGCACTGCTGGCTGGTCAGGTAGTGACACCTCACAACAACGTGCGTTAGATAATATCCATTCAGGTCGGGAATTAACTAACCAAGTAAAAACGTTACACCTGTTAAAACGTGCAGGTACAACAGGGCTAACTTGGAAAGAGTTAGCCACCGCAACAGGTTGGCATCACGGCACAACAAGTGGCGTGTTGTCAGTACTACATACTTCTGGTGCTATAGTACGCACATACACAGTACGCAATAGATGTAAAGTGTATGTGCATCAAAACTTTAAAGATGAAGTCAAAGTAGAACCACGTAAAAAACCAGAAAAGTTTTGTCCGCATTGCGGCAACGACATCAATACATAGCCGTCACCTATGTTATGATGGGACAACTAGTGGGCGGTAGGTTTTGGCTCTCTCCTTGTCCTACCTCCCGCTAGTATCTAATCAAAGGAGAAGCATGTCAGAATTAATTATACCGAGAGATAGATACGGCAGACCAATGGTTGTACCACCCAAAGGTGGTAAGCCAGTTCCGTATACACGGACTACTACAGTTGCAGGTTCATTAGATGATGGCACTGCACTAGTGGCATGGAAGTTACGTATGGCAGCAGCAGGACTAACGCTGCGTCCAGACTTACTGCTTGCTGCATCAGCATACAGAGACAACAAACTTGAGATGGATAAGTTAGTTGAAGATGCAATGGAAGCAGCAGGTGCAACTACACAAGCAACTATAGGTACTGCTATCCATACATTAACTGAGAAGTATGACCGAGGTGAAGACCTTGGTGTCATACCCGAAGATTATGTAGCAGACATACAGGCGTATGCAGATGCAACTAAAGACTTTGAGAATGTAAACATCGAACAATTCTGCGTGCTAGATAAGTTTAAGATTGCAGGTACACCTGACCGTATCGTTAGATACAAAGGTGAACTGTTTATCTCTGACTTAAAAACTGGTAGTATTTCCTACCCAAATAAAATTGCTATGCAGTTAGCAGTGTATGCAAACGGCTTGCCGTATGACCCCGCTACTGCAACCCGTTCATCTTGGGGTGACGTTAACACAGAGAAGGGAATCATTGTCCATCTGCCAGCAGGTAGTGGTAAATGTGAACTTCACTTTGTTGATATCAAAGAAGGATGGAAGGGTATCCAATTAGCAATGAAGGTGAGAGCCTTCAGGGATACCAAGAAAAAACTAGTAACATCAATCAAGGAGTAACATGTCATCAACCGAATCACCAATCAGCATCACAGTAAAGTCAGTCGCTGGTTCTCTTGTAACTCTGCGTGCAGATACAGCAGAAGAACTAGACCAAAGAGTTGCACTATCAATTGCATCTCTTGCATCAGCAACACAAGAACTAGAAGCAGCCATCCGTGGTATTACTCCAGCAAACACAGCAGTACCACCATCACCAGTAGTAGGAATGATTGCTACGCAACTAAACGGAACAGTCATCTCTGAGTCATGGAATGACCCAGCCCCAGTACAAGCAGGACCACCAGCATTTGTATCTCCAGGTGCAGGCGCACGCAATTGCCCTCACGGTACAATGACACGCATCCACGGACTGACAGGTAAGTTTGGTCCATACAAGGGACACTTCTGTCCCGCCAAGCAAGGCGACCCAACTAAATGCACCACAGTTTATGTTAAGGCAGGCTCACCAGAGTTTGCTACATTCACAGCCGACCAAACAAAGGCATAAATGAAAACACTTCGCCGTAGTATTGGCAAGCCAGAGGTGGGGGGAGAACCATTACCCCCACCTTTTCAGGCTTTTCAACGTGAAGGTATCATTCTGCGTAGAGCAGAAGTTACTGTCATAGCAGGTACTCCAGGCGCAGGTAAGTCATCTATCGCATTACATATCGCAGCAAGACTTAAACAACCGACACTATACTTTTCTGCTGATACTAATGCACATACTATGGCAATGCGTTTACTTGCTATGAAAGCCAAGATAACTCAGCAAGAGGCTGAGTATATGATTAAGACTAAGCCAGATACAGCAGAGCATTATCTGCGTGAGTTCTCTGGCATGTACTGGTCATTTGAACCAAGCCCTACACTCAAAGATTTAGATGAAGAAGTATCTGCATTTGAAACTATGTGGGGTAGAAGTCCAACACTTATAGTTGTAGATAACCTTATGGACATTGCTATTGATGGACACGAAGAGTTTGCAGGTATGCGACAGGTTATGAAAGAGTTAAAGTTTCTTGCACGTGATACCAATGCAGCCGTACTTGTACTGCACCACACACAAGAAGGCGCACCAGGGTATCCATGCCAACCACGCTCAGCACTACAGGGCAAAGTTGCTCAGATACCAGCAATGGTGTTGACAGTAGGACAGATGATGCAGGGCATAGACTCATATCTATGCGTTGCACCAGTAAAGAATAGATACGGTAAGGCAGACCCAACAGGGGCTACATACATAACTCTATCTTTTGACCCAGCAAAGATGCACTTAGAAGATACAATCAAAGACCACTTACAACCAGAGATGATGGTATGAGTAGCGCAGCCAAAGCCAAAGGCGCAGGAGCCGAACGTGATGTAGTTAAGTATTTAAAAGAATGGTTTCCTTACGTAGATAGGCGATTGGCTGGTGCTACATTAGATAAAGGTGACATCTCTGGTATACCAGGAGTTACAATTGAAATAAAAAACCACGCCAAGATGGACTTAGCGGGGTGGACAGAAGAGTTGATAGTCGAGATGACTAACGACAAAGCATGGACAGGCGTGGTGTGGCACAAACGCAAGGGTAGGGGAAGTCCTGGCGATTGGTACTGCACCATGCCTGCACATGTGTGGGTTGACTTACTAAGGAGAGCACTTGGAGAAGCCAAGCATTGAGGAATATCTCAACTACATAGGCGCAGCCACCCCTGCAATGGGGAGTGGCTGGCGCAAGATGAAGTGTCCGTTTCACGATGATAGTCATGCATCAGCAGCAGTTAACTATGACAAGAATGCTTTTGTTTGCCACGGATGTGGCATCAAAGGTGATACGTATTCCCTAATCATGGATAGAGAAAGGATAAATTATCGTGAGGCTGTCCAGTTCGCAACGTCAGTTCTTACTTCAAGCAACCCAGAGGTACGCCAGCAAGATAGAACTCGCGGAAGAGTATCTGTTAAGCCGTCAACTCTCGGTAGACGAGGCAAAAGTATTTCACTTGGGACTGGTAGAAGACCCAGTTCCAGGGCATGAAGCATACAAAGGACGGCTTGCTATCCCATACATTACACCATCAGGTGTAGTTGATATTAGATTCCGTGACTTGACTGGCACACATGATGCTAAGTACATGGGATTAGTTGGTGCCAAAACTACTATGTTTAATACACAGGCTTGCTTCGCTGCAGATAGATACATCTGCGTCACCGAAGGTGAGTTTGATTGCATTATGATGTCAGTTAAAACCCAACACCCAACCATCGGTATTCCTGGTGCTAACAACTGGAAGCCACACTATGCCAAGATACTTGATGACTTTGAAGTAGTCATTGTCCTAGCAGATGGTGACTCAGCAGGGCTAGAGTTTGGCAAGAAGATTAGTAGAGAACTAGGTAATGTTAATATCATATCCATGCCTGATGGCGAGGATGTAAATAGCATGATGATAAAGATGGGAAGTGATTGGCTTGACGAACGAATCAGAGAATGCGTTACCCCTGGATGATAAGTTTTGGGACTACGCCCGTAACAACGGAGCGTACATTGGTATCCCCGTGTCAGACAAGAAGATGCTTAACATTGTAGGTGCGCTTGAGGATATATACGTTAGTATTATGGAAGACCCAGACGAAGCAATGGACTGCTTGATTATGCTAGGTGCTATATTTGTAGCCGCTAGTGAAGGCAGAGCCGATGAGATATGGGAAGAGTTTGCAGTACGTGATTCAATGAAGTCCTTTGAAACCGACCTAAGAAAGATACTCAATGAAAAACCTTGAAGATGCCAAAGCAATTACTATAGAACTACTTACAATCCTGTATAAAAAGCACGAAGATTATGGTCCGATGAACATAGCAGGAGCGCCAGGGGGTGCTATGAATGGTCTACGTGTACGCATGTATGACAAACTTGCTAGGCTTAACAACTTAGGTGAGACAGGCGACACGCCCAACTACGAATCAATTGAAGATACCCTAATTGACCTTGCAAACTATGCCATAATTGGGCTGCTTGTCCAACGTGGACAGTGGGAAGGTATACCAAATGGTAGCCAAAGCAAAGCGGGTAGTAGTCCTCAGTGACCTACAAATACCGTATCAAAATGACAAGACTGTAGACGCCACACTAGAGTTTATTCAGGATTATAAACCAGATGAACTCTGGTGTGTCGGAGACGAACTAGATGCACCCGAACCTAGTCGTTGGAATAAAGGTATGGCAGGGGAATATGCAGAAACACTACAAGATAGTATTGATTTAACGCATGACATTATGGCTCGTTACCGTGCAGCACTAGGTAACAAGCCATTTTACATTCAACGCAGTAACCATACAGACCGCATTGATACATACATGCGTAAGTATGCGCCTGCCTTTATGTCACTCAAGTCTTTAGAGATTGAGGAACTACTAGGCTATGGCAAGTTAAAGATTAATTACTTACATAAAATGCATGAGTTACTTCCTGGTTGGGTAATGGCACACGGAGATGAAGGCGCACTTAACCGTGCTCCAGGTGCTACTGCATTGAACCTAGCAAAACGATTAGGCAAGTCAGTTGTATGTGGACACACGCATCGCGTGGGTTTACAACATGAAACAACAGGCTTCTATGGCAAGACGCATACACTGTATGGTCTTGAAGTTGGACACATGATGGATATAAAGCAGGCTAGTTATCTAACATCAGGTAGTGCCAACTGGCAGCAGGGTCTTGGTATCCTTGTAGAAAAAAATCGCAAGGTAACACCATTTGCAGTTCCAATTGTAAATGGTGAGGTAATTCTACCCTAATGAATTACATTGAAGAATACAATCATTTAGTACAGCAACTCTCATCTGAATACGCACGGCGTTACAACATGCTAGACCGTAACGACATAGCGCAGGAGTTGTGGGTGTGGTTCGTAGGTCATCCCCGTAAGTACCAAGAGTGGAGCGAGTTAGAGCAGAAAGACAGAGATAAACTTGTCGCTAAGTCTCTAAGAAATGCAGCCATTACATACTGCGAAAAACAAAAAGCAATTGAGATTGGGTACGATATGTCCGATTTATACTACTATGACGTGTCAGTAGTAGAGGCTTTCTTACCTTCTATCATCAGTGAATCATATGAAATCCCTACCAAGATTCAAGACTTGAACTCTAAGTTTAAAAATGGTGAAATATCAGATGGAAACAATTGGTTAGCACTACGTTCTGATATAGCAACAGGTTATTACAAATTGTCTGAGGCTAAGCAAAACGTTTTACGTTTACGTTTTAGTATGGAACAACCTGAATGGTCAGTACTTGCTAAAGATATGGACAGCACGCCTGATGGTGCGCGTATGAAAGTACAACGTGCGCTTAACTCATTGGTAAAAAATCTTGGTGGTTGGAAACCACAACGAGATAGCGATGTAGTTGGTGCAGAAAATGGTGAATGATTTAAGAGGCACGCCTACCTTTGCATGTATATGCGGTTGCCTTATGTTTGAGATTACTGTTATGTGGGATGTTGAATCACGAGAAGTAAGTTGGTATGACCTTGCTCAGAAATGCAAGGACTGCGGAACAATTACAACAGCGCCTACACCTATGGACTGGAGAGACTGCGAGTAATGCCTAGATACGATTTCAAATGTGGAACATGTGGAGAGATTGTTGAGACTGGAGAAAACATACCACCAATTTGTACTACTTGTAATAGCACAATGATGCGTGTATGGTCCACCGTAGCCGTTAAGTTTAACGGCAGCGGTTTTTATTCAACAGGAGGATAGATGTACAGTTTTGGTCCTGAAGCAAACTGCAATGGTATAGATACAGAAATGTTTTTTACAGAGAATAATAAACTATACAAGGAACCAGAACTACTTAAGCGTGTATGTGATAACTGCGTAGTTAAAGATGAGTGCTTAGACTACGCGTTAAAACATGCAGTCGTTGGTTGGTGGGGTGGAACCTCAGAAAAACAACGCAGAGCAATCCGCCAAAAGCGGAACATAACAGCAGTGCCTGTACTTATAACAGAGAAATGGGCGCAATAAAAAAAGACCCCCGCCAGGTAAGTTAAGATACCTGAACGGGGGCTTTTACTTTTATTTACTTAGAACCGCGACCAAATTCCTTAGCCTTAGGGTCTAGTGCCTTCCATAGTGGAGCAATAAACGCTGACAAGAAAGCATATGCCAGTGTCTTAGGGTCTGTTACTCCTGCTGCATACATAGCCACCACTGCTGGGACTGCTGCACGTGCGTAGGTAGTTGCGATAGCAACTAGTTTAGTTGTATTCATGTTTCTCCTTATGACTTAAAGACTGGCTTACCAAAGCCAACCACTGTTACTGCCTGTGAACGGCGTAACTTGCTGCCATTCTTCTTCTTGAAAGCACGGACCTTCAAGCAGACCTGACCGCCATTACGCTGGTCGCCCTTCTTATCTGGCGCTGTGTTGCCTTCAAGACAGGTTACTGTTCCATCGCCATTGTCTTTAACAACAATGCCAACATGTGAGATTCGGTCTAACCCATCGTTTGGGAAGTCCATGAAACAGATGTCTCCAGGTAGTGGTGTAGCAGTATCGCTTGCCAATTCCCATTGACCTTTCTTTTCAAATGCCTTAGCGCCTACAACTGTTGATACGCAATTAGGAATCTTTAGCCCTACTTCGTTAGCACACCAGTTAACAAATGACCCACACCATGGTAAGAAGTTTGCTTTAGTAAATGCACCGTACTTTGTTTCGTTGTCCTTTGGACCTTCAATGTAATTGAGTTCTCCTCTAGCAACTGCAATAAAGTCTGCTCTCTGTCCCATTATGAACTCGCTTTCTTGTCAACCTTAGCAAAGGCTGCATTGATTTCCTCTGATGATAGGTGTCCGTCTGCCAAAAAGAATCTGGCTAGTGCTTCTATTACGCGGGCGCAACCAAGTGCGCCAGCAAGAACGGCTGCTTGCCATACTTCAATGCCGACTAGAGAACCAGCACCAATTACTCCAAGAGATTCTGCTGCAATGACTGCAACAATTCTCATCATTACATTTTTAAATGTATCCATTATTCATCATCCTCATCAATCCATTCTGATAAATCAATATTAGGTGTAGGCATACCCCACATAGGTTCAGGTACTATAAATCAAACTGTCATTATTTATCTTCTTTCGGATTGCGTAGGGGATAAGTTATTGCCCATGCAACAAGCGTTCCGCTGATTGCATAACCAACAACAGTCTTTGCTGAACCATCAAGGACAACCCAAGCAATGAACATGCCTAGTAAAGTCCATAGTTGGTCAACCATATCTTTTAATACTTTCTTCATGGTTTTCTCCTATAGGCTGCGGCTCCTGCTGCACCTGCTGCTGTTACTGCAGCCTGTCCAGCAATGACTGATGCGACAATAATCTTTTCTGATTCTGCGCGTTCTTCATCTGACATATCAGCGCCTATGCTTGCAAACGCAAGCAAGGCTTGGGTCGGGTCAGTAAAGATTGCTTCAACAAGGGCTGCTGGGTCTGCAAGGATTACCAATGCAGCAGCAACTTCTGCTGTAATAACAACTTCATTTCCATTCTCATCTTGACGAACTTCAACTGGTGTCTCAGGTGGCAGGTCAGCATAAGTAAGACCTGCATCTTGAATTGCTTGGGCTGTTACTGGTTTACCGTTAGCCTCTTCAATAATGGCTTGTGCTACAATTTCTTTTTCTTCATCTGTAGCATCGGCTGCAGCAACAGGAGGTTCAGGTGCAATATCAGGTAAAGCAGGTGGTTCAGGCTCTGGAAGTGGCGCAGGTAAAGGCGGCTCTTCTTCTTCAAGCGGTGGCTCTAAAGGAGGTTCGGGTGGAAGTTCAGGTTGAACTTCTGGCTCAGGCTCTAGAGCAGGTGGTTCGACAGGGTCGGGCGCTGGAGCAGGTGGTTCTTCAACAGGTTCAGGAACAGGCTCAGGTTCTGGAGCGGGTTCAGGGGCAGGCTCAGGAGCCTCTGGAGCAGGCTGTGGGGCTGGTTCAGGGGCGGGAGCAGGCTCTGGTTGAGGCTGAGGCTCTGGTTGAGGTGCTGGCTGCTGAACAGGTGCAGGAACTGGTTCAGGTTCAACTGCCACGGGAGTAGGTGGAACCACTACTGGTGCGGGTTCTGGTACAGGTTCTGGTGCAACTGGTACAGTTACAGCAGTAGATGTATCTATGACAGCAGTAGTAGTATCAACAATAGTAGTTGAAGTTTCAACTACAGGAGTAGGAGTATCAGATGGAGATGGGCTTAATTCTGGGGTTGGTTCTGGGGATGGTGACGGGCTTGGTGCTGTCACTGTTTCTTCTGAAGGATTCGGGGACGCAGTGGCTGTGGGAGTCTCGGAAGGTTGAGGCTCTAGAGAAGGAGTTGGCTCAGGTGAAGGCGAAGTTGAAGGAGCAGCACTTGGCTCTGGGCTGGGACTTACAGTAGGCGTAGGCGCTTGACCATTATAAAAACGAAGTGGTCCATCAGGGACTGATGTAGATACAAATGTTGAATGTCCATCAGGTGCATGACCACCTTCGCAGAACAAACGGGCAATATCACCTTTACCATTAAAGTAAGAGTTACTGTTATCCCACTGTACATTGAAGGCTCGCTGAGTTCCATCATTCTTAGCACAGGTAATAGTTGCTGGACCTGTTGACTCTGCGCTAGCAGAAGGACTCCAGAACATAGAAGTACCTAATACAATTAAAAATACAGCGTACTTACTTGCCTTTGCTCTCGCAGAGGATGAGGTATATTTGGTCAACGCGTTGTTCAACTCGGTCCAATCGCTCGGTATTGATATTGACTGCGTCCCTCATGCTGCTTCCTGAATTTGGTTTCAGTTCGCTTAAGTAATGCTGTACTAACCATCTAATTGCTGCAGTAAATCCAGCAATCAATGTCATTATGGCTACGGCAAAGCCAGCCCATTCTGTTGCTGTCATTAAACTGTTCTAACCGTTATCTCTATCGTGCCACCAAAGCCATCAAAGCGTTTATCTGGTGGAGTCATACGTGTAAATGTTACTTGTTCAATTACAGCCTGACGCGATTCGCCAGTCGTTAAGTCTTGCCAGATAATAACATCGCCTGTTTCTTCAATGTCTTCTAGCAATCTAATTCGGTCAAATGCCCGACCTTCATAGCCAACTACTGTATTAAATCTATCTGTTTCTACATCAAAGCAGTACACAGGGAAGCGCATCACGCGCTGACGTGGTGTAGCAATAGTTGCTTTGGCTTGGTATCCCTTAAAGGTAGGACCTTTAGTTGCATCAGTGCCATCACGGAAAAGAATAAACTTATAAGCAACATACTCTTGGGCAGTTGCAGGGCTAGACGTTGCTACTTCAATAGGGTTGATAGCAGCATCATATGAAATGTGGTCATACTCAACACCGTCTTTGTCTACAGTTTCAAGTGTCATTGAACCAAAAGCAAAATCACCTCTACCCAAAAGACGTTTAAAGTTTTTAGGTTCAAGAGTTCCATAGCGGATGTATCCTGTAGTTAGACTGCCAGTTGGTGCAAGTTCAGTTGTTGACTGAACGGCAATACCGTTACTGCCAGATGTAGTAAATGCTAACTGGTCTGTGTTACCAATAAAATCAACGCTAGTCGCATATCCTGCTACTCCATCAAGATAAGTATCAGTTGCATAGGCAAAGCGTAATGTTTCTATTTCATTGCTTAAATCAATTCTGTACAGACCAGCATAACCATCAACACTTCCAGTTGCCCATACAAATTTATCACGGAATGCAAAGTCATAAACACCATTAGCCTCTTCAAATATCAACGGACCATAGGACAAGTCACCAGTTGCATCTGAAATACTAGCCACGCGCATACCCTTATTAGTACCAATCATTAAGTAACCAAGGTATGACTCAATCTTATAAACTATCTCGCCAATAGGCAGTTGTGCCGCTACAATCCCTGATGTCAGGGTAGGCATAACACCAGCAGCAGATAGAACAAACTTGTAAATAGCAGAGTTACCGCCAGCATAACCTGCAGCATAGATGGCAGAGCCACCTTCTGATATAGATGACCAAGTCCAGTCAGCGTTTGGATGAGTGTATGTAGCAGTTGGTAAAGCATGTGTACTGCCCTTAGCATTAGTTAACTCATAAACAGATGCACCAATACAAGCAACAAGACGTTGCTTAACCCAACTTAATACTACTTTTTCGCTACCAGTATTGTAATAACGAGAGTAACCAGCAGCAGGTGTAGCAATTGGACCTGTATAAATGTGGTCATTGTCAGCAATAAACAAGTTAGTACCATCTGTTGCAATAGCAAGAATAGCAGTATCTAATGGTGTTCCTATACTAGTTACATCTGTGTATGTAACAGCAGTTCCATTAGCAGTATAGTTTTTTATAGTTGTACTTGCTGGTGTCCACCCAAGTATTTTATTAGTAGAACCATCAATAATGGATAGCACCTTATATATACCAGTAGTAACACCGCTCATATTTGCTGTGTTTTTTAGTAAAGTTACTTGTCCTTTATTCCAGACATCTACATTTCTACTTTGACTGAAACGGTAATGACCCTTTTCATCTGTAGTTGCTGGGTCAAAAAAATTAATACCTGTACCAGAATGAAATGATATTTGTGAACGAATCCACCAACCAGTTAGTGATTGCTCTCCTGGTTCTGCTCCGTTATCAAACTGTTCCTTACGGAACGGTGCAGTCTGACGGATATAAGGACGGTTATCGTTAATTGCGTAGATAAATGGAAGACCACCTACTGCTACATCATAGGCTACATCTGTATTTTGCCAAGTGCTTGAAGATGAAACAACACCAATGTCAGCCACGCCACGTGCAACAGTTGATATACCACTGCCATCAAAGGAACTATAGACTCCACTATCACCTTCGGTTATATCTCTGCCTGCCACCGTTGCTCCTTAGTATATTTGTTCTTCGGATTCATCCATTGCATCATCTATGTCCCGCGCTAGCGGAACTAGGTCGCTTAGTAGTGTGTCCATTGTTATCCTAAAATTTAGTTGAGCAGTTTGAATCCGTGCTCAGGGATAAGTTGGTTAGGAAATTGTTATTCCGCGAAGAACATAGACAACACCAGGTGAACCTGCTCCACTTGTGCCACCACAAGAACCGCCACCACCAGCACCATAGCCAGTTGCGGCATTGCCACCAGCGTTTGCAGTTCCAGCACCATTACCACCAGTACCAATACCTGAACCAGCGCCAGTGCCACCTGCGTTACCCGTTAGAGTACCTCCACCGCCACCGCCTGTAGAACCAGATATAACTCCAGTAATCGGAGAATTTAATGCCACACTACTACCTGCATCATTTTGAGCAGCATTACCACCACTTGCTATTGCTGCGTTAGTACCAACTCCGCCACCAATACCAGTTGTTCCACCTGTTCCAAAATTGTTAGTTCCAGCATTGCCACCGTTTCCGCCAGTAGCAGAGAAACTTCCAAAAGTAGTTGTTCCACCAGTATTGCCAGTTAATCCGTTGTTGTTTGCGCCACCACCTGCATTGGTTCCAGCACGACCTGTTCCAGCCGCTCCAATTGAAACAGATGTATTGCCACTTAAAGAAACTATACCTGAATATATTCCACCAGCACCACCACCACCACCACTTCTAGAAGTAACGTTTGAACCAGAGCCTCCACCGCCACCACCACCAAGTACAATAATGGCAGCAAGACCAGTCTGAGTATATGTTTGAGTGTTTGCTAGTGTATCTAATGTACCGCTAAAAGATGTAGTATTAGATGCTAAAGGTAACGAAGTAAGTGTTAATGCTATAAGTGTTCCTGCGGTATTTGAATAAAATAAAATATATGTAGCAGCAGATGAAAGATTTACTGTTACGGTTCCTGATGTTGTTGTAGCGGTTGTAAGCCTGGCGTTGCTTGCATTGTAAAATTCAACTGTTGCCGATGCGCTTGATGCACAAGTTACAGTATAAACTCCAGCAGCAAGTGCCACGGTTCCTTTGTAATAAGTATTTTCAGCGGTTGCTGTTACTGTTGAAGAATTAATAGTTGAAGCAACAGGTGCTGGATTAATTTTACTAATAGCCATTAGGAAATCTCGCTTCCGAACGCATTAAATGATACTGTTGCAGTTGATGCATAGACAGTGATTACGTCAGCAGCATCAAGAGTAATGCCAAGGGTTAGGGCAGTAGTATCATTGGCAGCAACAGTTGCATCGTATGCTACGTAGTGCTTTGCAGCCAATGTCTCGGCATTAGGGCGCACAGCAATACGGAATGTAGCAGCAGATGCTGCTTGGTTAGCCACTGTAATTGTTGAGACTACGCTTGTTGTAGCAGACGGCACTGTATATAGAGTGGTTGCTGTGGTTGCGCTAGGGTTTGATTGCCCTAGTACTTTGTAGGTTGTTGCCATTGGTTATGCTCCCATTGTCATTAGTGCTGTCGGGGTTGGGTCTACATTGTTTACTGCTGTAGTTACAGTATTAATTTGAGTTTGGACAGAGGATGTAACTCCATCAATGTATCCAAGTTCTGTGGCAGATACTGCAGATAGAGCAGATGCCGCATTGGCTAGGTCACGGGCTTTGGTCATTTGTACTCCTTGTTCTTTCTGAACATAGTCTTGTATCTGTCAAAGAATTTAGTATCAAGTATTGCTGTAATTTTTGCTTGTTCTTTACGCTCTTTGTCTCCACCAAATTGCATAGTCCAAGACTCACGCTTAAATGGTATGACTTGAGCAATAGGAGTTCCTTTAGGAATTAACCCTTCAAACTCAGGGTCATTGACAACAAAAGGAAAAAGAACTGGCGAGTAATATTCATCAGTATCAACAATGCCTGGAAGGATTGTAAACACAGATTCACGGTGCATCGGCTGGATAAACATTGTTGAGTAACCCTTTGGGGTGCGAATAGCCCAGTAGTTAGCCCACTTTGGATAAGCGTGTTTATTCTTTGCTGGGTGAGTAGGTGCTTGTTTAATAGGGTGAAAACGAATAAGCCCTAGAGATGACCATTCAAAGTATTGTTCTCCATCTTTAATTGTTACATATACATCGGCAGGGGAAGTAATGATATAGCCAGCGTTGATAGCATCAAATACTGGCATACAACGTTTAATTGTTGCCAATGTTGTTCCATCGCCTCCAGGTTTTTTCTCTCCACCAATGTACGATTCCATATTTTTGTACCACTCTGGGATGAACTTGGAAGCAGGTTGTGGCTGCTCCAAGCCATCAAATCCAGATATGTTTGTAAATGTAATATTCATTTCCGTCCCCTTAAATGATTATTCTGTTTCTTCTTGAGCAGGTTGCTCAAAGGTAGTACCATCATACCCAAGTCCAATATGGGCTGGGTTGGTATCTGTGTATTCAACAGCAGTCTTGCCTGTAACTTCTTCGGCGATAGCCTTAGACTCAGCAAGAATTATGTTTAATACTTTTCCATCTTCGATAATTGCAAAGTTTGCCATTAGTTATTTCCTTTCTTAGAATCCACGTAATACATAAACAACACCTGCAGAGCCATTGCCACCAGCACTGGCTACAACGTTTTGAATTACCGTACCGCTTCCTCCGCCTGCGCCGTAACCAGTTCCTGCAGTACCAGCATTTGCAACAGTATTAGTGGTATTCCCACCACTTCCACCAGTGCCAATACCTGAACCGCCACCTGCTCCACCAGTTCTATTTAGCCCACCACCACCAGAACCACCGCCGCCATTAGTGCCAGAAATAATTGCTAGGTTAGGGTTAATTATGGCTGTACCTGCTGCTCCATTTCCATTTTCATTACCATATTGGGCACCAGGACCAGGATTGTTAGTCCCGTCATTTGAACCCTTTGCCCCGCCAGCAGCGACTGCAATAGAACCAAATGAAGTTGTTCCTCCATCAGTTGCGCTACCAGTTCCTTGACCTGATGTTGATGCTCCCCCTGTGCCACCTGCTCCAATAGTTATAGATGTTGATGTATTTACATAACCTAGATATGTTGAAGCAGCACCAGCAGCGCCAGAAACTCCGCCACCAGCAAGTTGAAGTCTTGCACCACCACCACCTCCGCCTCCGCCAATAGCAAGAACGGCAAGTTTTCCAGTTTGGTTATAGGTAGAAGTAGTTGTAATAGTATCAAGCGTTCCACTAAGGTTTGTAAAAGTTGCAGCATTTGCTACTTGAGTAAATGTCATAATTGCACCCGCAGATGTGCTGCTTACATAGACACCTGTTTGGGTTGTCGCAAGATTAACGGTAACTGTTGAAGTAGTTGTAGTTGGACTTAGCGTTGCTGATGCATTATAAAATATTGCTGATGCGGTTCCAGCAGTTGTTGTTATAGTGTAAATTCCAGGAGCAAATGTATATATGTAATTGTATGTTGTATTTGCATTGGTTATTGTAAAAGCATTTGCAGCAATAGATGCACCTGTTGTTGGTGCTGGGAATACGCTAATTGCCATTACGAAATCTCCACTCCGCTAATGTGAAAGTCTACAGTTGTTGCAGATGCTAGACCTTTAATAGTTTTTGTTGTAGCCAATACTTGCTTTAAGTCAATGTATACTGTTGAGTTTGCTGCAAGCGCAGAGTCTTTCTGCAGTTCAATATCGTCTAGCAAAATGGTAAATGTTGCAGCCGTTGATGTGTTGTTACATACAGCAATGTTGGTAACGATTGCAGTTGTAGATGCGGGAACTGTATAGAGCGTAGTGCTTGATGTTGCGGCTGCTGTTCTAGCCAGCGCTTTGGATGTTACAGCCATTA